ACACCGAAGAAGTCGCGCCCTGCGTTGATGCCGCACGGCCGCTTCGTTGGTGGGCGTCGCGCCACCGATTGCGTGGAGCGCAGCGCGGTGGTGCAGTTCGACATCGATACGAAGCACAACCCCGGCCTAAGCGTCGACGCGGTAAAGCGTCGCGCCGCGGGTGTGCCTTCGATCGTCTTCTTAGCGCGGTCCGCTTCGGACGGCTGTTACGGTTTTGCGCTGAACACCTACGCCAGCACCTCGGCGATGTTCGACGATCTGGAGCGTGCGCTGGGCGTTACGCTGGACCGCGTGAATTCGCAAAGCGTGACCGCGCTACGTTTCGCATCCTACGACCCACACCCCTACATCAATGAAAAAGATTTACGACAAACTGATAAAGTCGGTGGAGGCCGCGCGCCCCGTCGACGAGAACACGCGCGAGCTGGTATTTACCCTTTCCAAGATCATCAGCGAGGAGCGCATCCTCCAGGATATAGTGGACCGCGAGGGCATGATCTACGAAACGCACGGCGACAAAGGCCAGAAGTACATAAAGACGCGCCCCGAATACGACCAGCTGCAGAAGTTGCGCGATAAAAAGCGCGCCTATGTGAAGGCCATCGGGATCGTGGAGGCGGAAAGTTTTGATGAGGATTTTAGCTAATACGACATCATGACATTTTGGAATAAGATGGACAGCGCGCCGGCTACGTCCGGCTTTTACCTAGTCGCTAATAACAAGGAGGATCTAGCCGTTGATGTTATCCACTACACAGTTCACCCCGACGGCGCAGGATATTGGGAAATAGAGAGCTTGGACGAGGAATGGCTGGGACAGCCGACGCACTGGGCGGAAATACCTCACATCTGATTTATGTATGACGAGGAGAAAGCCGAGCGCGTCATTAAGTGGATCGAGAAGTATTGCAGTCACGTCAAGGGCTCGCAAGGCGGCAAGCCGTTCAAGCTGGAGGAATGGCAGAAAGACGACATCATACGTCCCCTCTTTGGGACAATACGCGAGGACGGTCTGCGTCAATACCGCACGTGTTACGTGGAGATTCCTCGCAAAAACGGGAAAAGCACTCTTTGCGCCGCCCTCGCGCTTTATCTGCTATGTGCCGACGACGAAGCCGGTGCAGAGGTCATTAGTGCGGCGGGTGACCGCAACCAGGCGCGGATCGTGTTCGATGTCGCGGTCGGTATGGTCGAGCAGAACCGCGAGCTTAAAAACCGCATCAAATGCCGACAGCACGCCATCCACTACAAAACGAGTTTCTACAAATCCATATCCGCCGAGGCTAACACGAAACACGGCTTCAATTGCCACGGCGTCATATTCGACGAGCTACACACGCAACGCGACCCGGAGCTGTGGCGAGTCTTGGGAACTAGTATGGGATCACGACAGCAGCCGCTCATGATTGCCATCACCACCGCCGGCCACGATACCAGCTCTATCTGTTACGAGGTCCACGACTACGCGACGCAAGTGAAAGACGGAAGCGTAGAAGACCCCACATTCCTGCCGGTCATTTATGCCGCCGACAAAAGCGACGACTGGACAAAGGAGGAGACATGGAAGAAAGCTAACCCTGGGTATGGCTCCATTTGTATGAAGGATTATTTCGAGCAGGAGGTGCGCAAGTGCCAGCACAACCCGCGCGAGGTGAACACCTTCCTGCGCTTGCACCTGAACATTTGGACCAGCTCGGAAGAACGCTGGGTATCGGATGAGGAATACATGCGCGGTAAGGCACCGATACCGGAGCACCGCCTGCCTTCGCTCCCCTGCTACATCGGGCTGGACCTATCGAGCACAAAGGACTTGACTGCCGTGGGTATGATTTGGCGCGACGATGAAAATGATTGTTTCTATATGAAGTGCCAGCACTTCGTGAATGAGGCGATGGCACACAGCAAGAAATTGAGCGGCGGCATCGATTACCAAATGTTTAGCCGGCAGGGCTACGTGACCATAACGCACGGCAACGTGAACGACATGGATGCAGTGCAGCACTTCATTCTGGAGCAGTGCGCCAAGTATGACGTGCGGATGGTGGCGTATGACCGATGGAACGCGCACACGATCGTTCCCCAATTGGTCGAGCAGGAAATCGAGGTGGAGCCATTCGGCCAGGGCTTCCGCTCTATGGCGTACCCCACGAAAGCGCTAGAGGTGGAACTGTGTAAAGGCAATATCATCCACGGCGGTCACCCGGTCCTGCGTTGGCAGATGGGATGCGTGCACCTCCAGCGCGACGAAGCCGATAACATCAAGGTGACGAAGAAAAAGAACAGTCAAAGCCAAAAGGTCGATGGGATTGTCGCGTGCATTATGGCGCTGGGTACTTACTACAATAATTTGGATGCTGACCCAATGTCGCTCGATATTGTGCACCTGTAAACGCCAGGCAAGTGGCGTCGAGCAAATGATGAAGGGGCCCCTTCAAACGTGGAGGGGCCTTACATTTACCTTCACATGAATTGGTTCCAACGCATGCTAACCCGCGCGGGCTTCCGCATCGGATACACCAACGCGCCGGGCTTCACGTCGCACCTGCGCGGCTATGGCACTACGTCCGGCGTCAATATGGATGTTGACATCGCGATGGGCCTCTCCACGGTCTACGCTTGTGTGCATCGCGTGGCCAGCACCGTGGCACAGCTCCACGTCGATGTACTGCGCCGCAACAACGGAAGCAGTGAGCGCCTGCCCGATCACCCGATCTATAACCTCATTGCGGTCGAGCCACAGCCAGGGCGCACAGCATACGACTTTTGGGAGGCCATCGTCACGCACGTCCTGCTGTACGGCAAAGGCTACGCCATCATTCACCGCGACGCCCGCACCGCGCAACCCATTGAGCTGGAGCTGGTGCACCCGCAGGACGTCACTGTGCGCATGGTGGAGGGCACGACGACTTTCGTGCTGGAAAAGCGCGGCACATACTTGGCGTCCGATATGCTGTGCATCCGCAACTTGTACGGCATCAGCCCGATTGAGACGCACCGCGAGCTCCTCGGCTTGGCCAAGGCGGCGCAGGACTACGCAAGCGAATTCTTCGGATCGTCGGGAAATATGACCGGCATACTGTCCAGCAAAGAGCCATTGAAAAAGGAACAGCTGGACATCATCAAAGACAGTTGGAACAATAGCGGCGACCGCCTAGGTACAAAGCTGCTTCCGTTCGGATTCAATTACCAGCGCGTTGGTGTGGACCCTTCGCAAGCGCAGATGTCAGAGCAGCGCGATTTTCAGAATCAGGAAATTTGCCGCGTCTTCGGCGTTCCGCCTTCCCTTGTGGGTGTGCAGTCTAATGTGACCTATTCTAACACGGAACAGCAGGCCATCCAATTTGCGAAGTACACCATAGTTCCTTGGACGCGGAAGATTGAGCAGGAGATGAACTGCAAGCTGGTGGCCACGGAGGAGCGCGTGAACACCTTTACCCGCTTCGACCTCTCCGACCTTCTGCGCGGCGATAGCGCCGCCCGCGCGAACTATTACGACACCCTCACCAAATCCGGTATTATCTCAATCAACGAGGCCAGGGCTATGGAGGACATGCCGCCGGTGGAGAATGGTTCGGAGCATTTGGTGCAGGTTAATCAGATTGCGCTTTCGAGCCTTCCGGCGTTTAGCGCAAAGTTGAGTGAAAGCGATGCCGGTAACTGATTTCCCTACGCAAGGCGACGATCAGAAGATCAGCCTTTCCAATAGCCAGTATCCGCAGTTCGATCGTGCCTTCGCGGAAATGGTACAGGAGGAGCACCCGGACGTATGGCGTGCCGGTGGCAACATCCGCGGAAACGACGCCTTTGTATTGTGGGGCCGCGCCCGCGAAGGCAGCGACACCGACGGCGTGCTCGATTGGATACGCGAGCGCGAAGCGTGGGCGGCGCGTCACTTCGAAGACGGCGCACACCTAACGACCGACGAGCCTGTGCTGTCGAACATTGGCGGCGTAGTGGCGCAAATGAAATGGGGCGTAATTGGTACGCTCGGCGAGGGCGGCATGAAGGACGCGATTCGCACAGTCATCGAAAAACAGAACAGAAACATGAACCACGAAATGCACACCGAAGACGGCACACCCGTTTTCGATACGGCAGAAGCCGCACAAAAAGAGAGCCAGCGCAATGGCGCCGACGGTTTTATCGAGTACCGCATGGAAGATGGAGCGAACCTATTCACCGCAGCACAACCCGAAGCGGCACCAGTTGAGACGCGCAAAGCTGCGCCGGACATCCAGCGCCGTAAGGCGGAAATCCGCGCCACCGCTCCCATGGTGTTGCAAGGTTACGCGGCGCTCTTTGACGACACCACAGACCTGGGGCCGTTCAAGGAGCGAATCGATCGCGGTGCATTCGATGGCGTGCTGGACAGCGATGTACGGCTACTGTTGAACCATGACGGCGCACCGTATGCGCGCACGAAGTCCGGCACCATGGAGATCGGCGTGGACGAGCGCGGGCTGCACTACCGCGCCACGCTCGGCAATACGCAGGCGGCGCGCGACCTGTACGACATGGTGAAGCGCGGCGATATGGACCAAATG